CTTCCGGCCAGTTCCAGCAGCAGCCAACCCCAGACGACGGCGGGATTATCAAGAAGTCCATGTGGCAGTTGTGGGAAAACGACAATATGTTTCCTGATTTCGACCACATCATTGCGGCCGTCGATACCGCTTTGAGCGAAAAATCAGAGAATGACTTTACCGCCATGACCGTTTGGGGCGTCTTTTCCGAGGATCCAGTGGCTGAAGCAGCCAAAACAGGTGGCCCGTATAGGATAGAACGTAGTTACAAACAGCCACACCCAAAGGTTATGCTGATCTACGCATGGCAGGAAAGGCTTCCGTTCGCCGGCGTTGTGGAAAAAATATCATGGACGGCCAAGAAATTCCCGATCGAAAAGATCCTGATCGAAAACAAAGCCGCCGGCATCCCTGTAGCCTCTGAGCTACGCCGCCTGTATTCCAATGGCAAATTCCACGTCCAACTGGTGGATCCAGAGGGTATCGACAAGACCGCACGGCTTTATTCCATCCAGCATTTGTTCGAGGAAGGCCTCGTTTACGCCCCCGACAAGGCATGGGCCGACGACGTGATTACCCAGTGCATGCGGTTCCCGAAAGCCAAACACGACGACCTAGTGGACACGGTGGCCTATGCTATGCGATACTTACGCAAGACTGGGTTTATCCAGAGGGCAGAGGAAGTGCAGGCGGAGCTTGATGATCTCAAGGTTCACCGTGGTGCTCCGCCCATACCACTTTACGGGGTTTAACGAATGCCACTCGCTCCAGCCAACCTGCGCCTCCCTGGCGAAGACATGATTGAACCGTTTGACGGGGAAGAACTGCAGATCATTATGGATGACGGCGAAACATCCGCAGGGATGGACGAGCATGGGAACCTAATGACCATTGAGTTGCCCGATGGGTCAATTACGTTGACACTTGACGGGTCTCCCCTCGAAAAGGCCGAGAAGAATGGCGAGCAGTGGTTTGATAATCTAGTTGACGAAATAGACCAGTTTGAGCTTGGCGCTATCGCAAGTGATCTAATCAAAGGCATCCAAGACGATTTAGAATCACGCAAGGAATGGATTGAAGACCGTGCACAAGGCATTAAACTTCTGGGCCTCAAAGTGGAAATTCCCGGTCTGGCAGGTGCAGCGGACGGCGCGCCCGTTGAAGGTATGTCACGCGTTCGGCACCCGCTCTTGCTCGAGGCAGTGCTACGATTCCAAGCCAATGCTCGGTCAGAACTATTGCCTACGGATGGACCCGTAAAGATCAGGGAGGATAACAACAATGCTAACCTCGCCTCCGATCAACTTGCCAACGACCTTGAGAACGACCTCAACCACTACCTCACGGCCACTGCCAAAGAGTATTACCCTGATACCGACAGAATGCTCCTCATGCTGGGCTTTGGCGGGACGGCGTTCAAAAAAGTATATTTCTGTCCCCTACGCGGTCGTCCAGTTAGCGAAAGCGTCGACGCAGATGATCTGATTGTCAATAACTCGGCAACGGACCTATCAAACGCCAAGCGTATTACCCATCGTATCATGATGCGCGGCTCTACCGTCAAGCGAATGCAAATCCTTGGCGTGTATAAAGACGTTGACCTGTCAACACCAAAGATGGTGGAGTTAGATGCAGCACAGCGCGAAAAGAAAGCGCAACAGGGCATCAAGGTAGAGAACAACAACCCCGAAGATCGTGACCGCGAAATTTACGAATGCTATTGTGAATTAAACATCAAAGGGTTTGAGCATAAGCGCAAGGGTCACGAAACAGGCCTCGAAATCCCATACAGAGTAACGATTGATGTATCATCAAGAGAAATCCTATCCATTGTACGCAACTATGACGAAGATACTAAAGATCTACCTGAGCCCCGCCAAAACTTCGTCAAGTACACATTTGTACCGGGGATGGGCTTTTATGATCTGGGTCTCTTGCACATCCTAGGCAACACGACGAACGCACTGACTGCAGCTTGGCGCGAAATGCTCGACGCGGGTATGTACGCAAACTTCCCAGGCTTCTTGTATGCAGATACGGGAGCCCGCCAAAACACAAATATCTTCCGTGTGCCTCCTGGTGGCGGTGCTTTGGTTAAGACTGGCGGTATGCCTATCAATCAAGCCGTTATGCCATTGCCGTACAAGGATGTTGGTGGCGGCCTTATGTCCCTCGTGGAAAACATCAACCAAACGGGGATGCGCGTTGGCGGTACGGCCGAGCAAGCGGTTGGTGAAGGCAAGCAGGATGCGCCGGTCGGTACAACGATCGCGTTGATTGATCAGGCGACAAAGGTTTTAAGCTCAGTGCACAAGCGCATGCATTCGGCGCAAGCAGATGAGTTTCAATTATTGGTAAAGTGCTTCCAAGAAAACCCAGAGTCTTTTTGGCAAAAAAACCGCCGTCCTGCACGCCAATGGGATGAGGAAACGTTTCTTCGTGCTTTAGATCAAGTCGACTTGGTGCCACAGGCAGATCCTAATACGGCATCGCAGACCCAGCGCTTGATGAAAGTTATTGCTCTAAAGCAGATCCAAGCGCAGAACCCGTCGATGTATGACCCGATCGCGATTGACACTGCGGCATTGCAGGCAGTTGGTTGGTCGAATCCTGAACAATTTATGATCCCTAAAGACGCACAAGGCACGCCTCCGCCAGAGCTACAACAGAAAATGGCCGAGATGCAGATCAAGAAGCAGGACAGCGATACGAAAGCTATGGAAGCCAAAGGCAAGATGGCTCTTGATCAAGCTCGTATGCAGTTGGATATGGCTAAAGCCCAACAAGAAGGATTGGCGGCTGGCCAGCAACAAGGACCTACGGATCACGAGAAACGTGTTGATGGTATTGATTTGATCATTAAGGAAAAGCTTGCTGACGCCAAGATGATGGATACGAAGATTAAGGCGGCTCAGTTAGCGGCTACGATGAAGAAAGACCAAGCGGATAACGCTATGGAGCAAGAAGAAATGATTGCAAAAGAACGCATTCAAATGATTGACCTTGCCCAAAACTTAGCCGTGCATCCTGAAAGCGAAGCTGTAACACGCAATCTGTTGGGATCAATCGTCCCTGCTATTACACGGGGTGAATAATGAAAGACGTGCTTCGCCTTGCAAAAACAGTCCTTCCGGCTGAACGGGTAAAACTTAAAAAAGGCGGTACAAAAACTGCCAAGAAAAACATTCACCCCGCTCGTTACATTACAGGCGTACACATACGTCACGAAGAAGTTGGCGATCCTATTTTTATGGGTGCACCATGACCGGCCCCATTACCGCCTATCACGGCTCACCGCATGACTTTGAGCAGTTTGACACGTCCAAGATCGGCACGGGTGAAGGCGCACAAGCATATGGGCATGGGCTGTATTTTGCCGAGCATGAGCCTGTGGCGAAGGGGTATAGGGACCAATTAGCAAAACCCGAACCAAATAACCCTCATGCCAATGCTTGGGATCTTATAAACAGATACCATGACAATGAACAAGATTTGATCAATATGTTTGAGAGTATGCCTAATCGCAATGAAATGGCAGAAGGAACTTTGCAATCACTAAAAAGTGGTTTGTATAAAAATTACCAACCAAAAGGCCACATGTACGAGGTCGCCATCGACGCGCATCCTGATCACTTTTTAGATTGGGATAAGCCAGTTGATTTACAACCATCTCATATTCAAGATGCGGTTTTTGATACTTTAATGAAAGCCCACGAAAAAGCGGGAAATAAAAAATTTATGATTGGCTCTTTTAGAGGGCCAATTAGGGATGAAGAAAACAAAAAGCATTCACGTTGGGATACTTTGTCTGGCGGTGCAGTTCATAATATGCTTTCAAAAGTTCTTGAACCAGAAGAGCTTTCTCACTCTTTGTCGGCAAATGGCATTCATGGGATCAAATATCTTGATGAACAATCAAGAGAAAAGCGATTTGGCACCCACAACTACGTTGTCTTTGACCACAACCGTGTAAAAGTTCGGCGAAAATATGAAGAAGGCGGCTTCGTTCGTCGTGCCTACAAAAAAGGCGGTAAGGTTGAGGGCGCAATCTGGCATGAGCGCGATGCGTTTGATGACGGCGGTGACGTCCGTGGCGGGGATAGCGTAGGCGGCCTTCGTGGTGACACGGGTGGGTTTAGCGGTATGTCGGATAAGTCCGAAAGCGAAACCAAAAATGATACAGGTGGCGGAGAAGATAGCGGTTTTGGAAAAGGTTTTTCTGACGTCGCAAGCGCGATTGGCAATGCTATTATTTCTCCTGCCGAGGCTAAAGAAAACCCACCGCAACTTGCAAGGTCATTTATAAATCCGCACGAAACCGTAAATGCCGCGTTGGCTAGTGGTCGAGCAGATGTGGCTCCTTCTGGTCTTATGCATGGTGTCGGCACAGAAAAAGACGTATCAGAAGCTAATGCCGCGGAGGCAGCCGCTGCAAAAATGGATTTGGCTTTTGGAAAACCTGTCGGCACAACCACATTTAACACGCCACCATTAGGCGGTGGAGAATTTGAACCACCTCGATCGGCAACGGGCACGCCTGCTGAATCACTTCTTGCTTCTGTTCAGCCATCAACGCCAACAATCGAGCAAATTAAAGCACCTGCTGATGCTTTTGTAAAAGCTGCTAATGCGGGTATTGCGGGGATGCAGGATCAACCGCAGCATTATGAGCCTATGGGCAATAAAATTGAATACCAAAATCCATTTAAAACGCCTACAGAATTTCAAACGCCCACAGGAACATACACTGGATCATATGATCAAACGGGGGCTGCAGGCACACCGGCGCAATCTATTGCTGCAGTGCAGCCAACGGCGCCGACTACACAACCAACGGCACAGTCTACACAGCCAATGGCGCCAGCTGGTAATGTTCCGATGCCGCCAACGCCAATTCGTGATTTGCAGGGGCCGGATATCGCTGAAAAAGTTGCGGGTGTATTTGGTTTAAGCACTCAACAGCAGTTTGATAAATTCTATAAAGGTTATATAGATCAAGGGCATAGCGAAACTGACGCTTATAATAAGGCAATTGGTGATATCCAAACCATGCGGGCGAATGCATATTCAAAGCCAATGGGCAGCAAACGCCAGATGATCCAACAAGTAATGCCGGACGGCACAATTCAAATGGTTCCCGCACCATACAACAAGGGTGGCGTTGCAAAATCACCCCGTTCCCTTCATAATACCGCAATTGTTGAGCAGGCGCTCCACAAGGTCAGTGCACCGTTGCCGGCACTAGATCCATCCCTCATGGCAGCAAAAGCGGGACGCCGCTATTAACCTCCGGAGTTAAACCATGTCTGAAGCCGCCAAGAACGCGCGGGATGCAATGAGGGCTAAAGCGAAGCGCCTCACATCCACCGATCCTCACGAAAAAGTTGATTCGTCCACTTGGACGCCGCCAGAACCAGAAGATGCCGGTGTAAAAACGGGCGCACGTCCGCTTGTAAAGCGTCTTTACAAGAAGGGTGGCAAGGTTGTCGGCAAGGCAGAAGGAAATAAATCAGCGCATCGTGCCGATCGTAAACCCCGTAAGGCAGGCGGTAAAGTAGAGCATAAAGCTCCATGGATTGATGATTTTATTAACCGCGATGTTCGTATGGCTAATGACGAGCGCGAAGGCATTAAACATGTCGGAGGATTTAAAAAGGGTGGGAAAGCCCACAAGTTCGGCGGTGGTATGATTGGTAACAATCCTATTGCTGATCAAAACATGGCTCTCGGCAAAGCCGCTGGAATGAAGCCTGCCACGACAATGAAAAAGGGCGGGAAAATTCATCGTGATGCGGGTGGAAAAACTCCATCAGCTAAAGTTCCAATGCCTCCTCGTCGTTATGAAGATGAGGACGTAAAGGGTATGTCGCCTGAGCAAATCCAAGAATTGATGTACGGTTCTGATCCATACGGCTCTGATCGCACAGGTGGCGCAGCTCCTAAGAAAGACGGCGGAAAAATTAAGTGGATTCAAGGCGCTATTAAGCATCCTGGTTCTCTTCACAAGGCTTTACATGTACCTGCAGGCGAAAAGATTCCTGAAAAGAAGCTGAAAAAGGCTGAACATTCAGAAAATCCAAAGCTCGCTAAAAAGGCGCATCTTGCAGAAACCTTAAAGCATATGCACCACGCCAAGGGCGGCAAAGCAGAGCACAAGCACATTAACAAAGCTGACGAATTGGCTGACAAGGATTTGATCAAGTCAATGGTTAAGCACAGTGCGTTGCAGCATAAAAAGCATGGCGGTGAAGCGCATCCTCATGATTGCACATGCCATAAGTGCTCCGGCGGCCGTATGGGCAAGTATTCCGGCGGTGGAATATTCTCGGGTGATTCGGAAAAGAAGATCCCAGGAGTAGTGCCAGGCGGTCGTTCGGCTCATGCCAAGGGTGGCAAGGCAAAGGGTAAAACCAATGTCAATATCATCATCGGCACTGGCCACGGACAACAGCAGCCACCAATGGGTATGATGCCAAACGCACCAGTTCCTGCGCCTCTTCCACAGCGGTTGCCACCTGCACCGGGCGGTATGCCTCCAGGTGGTATGCCTCCAATGGGTCCGCAGGGCGCCCCTCCAATGCCTCCACAGGGCATGCCTCCAATGGGCCGCAAGTCTGGCGGTCGCGCATATCCGATTGATTCGGGTTCGGGCGGTGGCGAGGCTCGTTTGGAAAAGATCGACGCTTACGGTTTAAAACCCGCTAAGATGAAATAATTTCTCGGGTGTGTCTCCCACCCGATGAGAGGAGGGCCGGGCGCTTTTATAACCCCTCTGGGCGTCCGGTCCAGCCATTTAAGAGGGGTATTAACCAGAGGGGTCTGGAATGTTAACGACTAAAGACCAGTTCGAGAAAGAACTGAAAAAATTGATATCTGAAGCTTACCAAACAGCTAGAGACAATCTTGCCGGCGGGTCTGCAACTTCTTTTGATGAGTATAAAAAGGCAGTTGGACTGGTCCAAGGGCTGGCTCTAGCTATTGAATTTATTGATGAAGCGAACGATATCGTAAATAAATTGCGTTAAGGAATAGATAAATGCCTCCTATGAAGATGAACCATGATGTAGATCCAGCAGAAGAAATTAAAAATTCCGTTGGTGATTTGGCTAAAAACTTTCAACTATTTAACAACCAAATACTGGTTGGCATCTATATTAGACCTCAGAAAACCAAGTCTGGAATTATCCTTACTGACAAATACGTCGACGAAGATCGTTACCAAGGCAAGGTTGGGTTGGTTTTAAAGGCTGGTCCTTTAGCATTTAAAGATGACAAAAGTGAATGGTTTAAGGACGTTAACGTTTCCGAAGGCGATTGGGTTGTGTTTCGGCCATCAGACGGCTGGGCTATTTCTATAG